GTCCTTTATAATCAGCGCGTTTCCTGTCCCTGAGCATTTCACTACTTGGCAACAGTCCTTGACGCATCCCAACACCACTTGCTGGTCTCTCCCTCTGACCCACTCCGACATTCCTATATCCTGTGCCCCTTGGTTGCTCCGCTCCACCACCAAATCCTGGACGCCGGGATTGCCGCGCCTCTGCACGCTTCCTTGCAAACTCTGCTCTTTGTCGCACCAGTTGTCCTGCTTTCTGTGCGTTAGCATTCAGTCCTGTCTTATTAGCCATAGGCATCGCTGCATACGGATCGGGACCTTTGGATGTCTGCCCAGCTGCGGGCAGTGCTCTCTGTCTCTTAGCAACTGCCTTGGCACGGTTGGCAAGTGCCTTTTCTGCAGGGTTCGTCGTGGGCAGCTTGGGCATTGGACGCTCAGGCTGAAGCTTGTCAGCCTTCATTAGCCGGTCCATTGCATTGAGTTTATTCTGATCACCCTTTGCTGCTATCTGTGCCATCCTCCTTGCCGAGATGGCTTCCATAAAGGTTTCGTAATTCATTCCGTTAACTCCTTTATGATTGATAGTGCTGCTGAGCGTCGCTTGTCAAGCTCAGCAAAGCGCTCGTCTCCTGTGAGCTTAGTTCCTCCGTCATATCGCCAGGCAAATCCCAAATCAACCATTGACTCGTTGATGGACTTCTTGTCCCCCTCGGCGTAGATCCAAGCGAGACAGCGCCCATACTTACCGTCCTTTTCTGTCCGAACGATAAAGTTGCGTTTTTGACTGAGCATACGCATAAGGGCGTTTTTAGCTTCAATCCCATACTTCTTTTCCTTTAGGTCTCTTGTGCGACTCTCAGGGGAGTCGATACCCGCGACACGGCAGCGCTCTTTCTTGAACAGCGAGAACCCTAAGTCAAGGACTAAGTCAACGGTGTCTCCGTCAACAACCCTGTCAACCTCTGCAACTCTGTACTCATACATTTGTCTGCGACTCCTTAAGCATCTTCATCAAATCAGCAGTGCTACCTGACATAAACACATTATTGGTGGTGTTGTGCTGCTGCACCTTCACCTCCTCAACCTCAAGGTCTCTCATTTTCTTGTGGAGATCGTTAATCTTCTCCACAACCTCCGCAGCGTTCTTTGCGCCGTTGAAGACGACCTCATAAGCACGCGGGTGGTCGCTCTGCTGTGCAACCTCCATTGCGCCATCAAGGCTCTCTTGCATCTTCTCAACAAGATTGTAGAGTTGGGAGCGAGCATATTTGTAGTCCTTGTCTCTGTCAGGTTCCGACTCAGGCTTTTTCGGTTTGACAATCTCAGACTTTTCCACTGGTTCAATGTCGAAAGTTTCATTAAGCGAGTCGAAGGCTGCCATTATTCTAATCCGAAGAAACTCTGGTCGTCAGCCAACAAATCTTGATACTCCTCAACAACCTTGTAGGCATCTTTGGTGGGATCAATTTTGTTCCGTGCTTTAGGCGGGGAGTCGGTGGATTCGACTTCGGCTGTATAACGAAGTTCCGCAGGGCGTCGCACGATATCTGTACGGTAATCGAGAGTCACCTTACGGATATCTCGCTGTGCATCAACAGGGCCGAAGAGGTAAGTCTTCACCGTGAAGTTGAGTGTCCAGATAAGTGTTCTTCTCTGTGAATAATCACCCTCATAATCATCAGTATAACCAACTCCGTTAAGAACAATAGCGATATCTCTTTCTTCGTGTGTCTCGTCGATGATTTCAATGGATACATTTAGAGCCGGATGAAAGTTAGGGAGTATCTGTTCTAAGATTTGGAGTCCGTCGTCCTGGTTTTTAGAGATGATGTTCAACTCTACGTCAAGGTTATAAGGCACTGGCAGATACTGGCTGTACTGTACCGGGTGCCCTTCGGCATCTTTACCTTTCGGTGGTACAGTCTTTGAGAACTGCGTGGGGACAAGCTTGCGGGAGCCGTCATAATTAAGGCCCTTAATCTCAAACGAGATGCGGGGAAGAGAAATCTGGAATGCCTGACGCTCTGGGACAGGTTCCGCTGCAATCATTGCCAGGTACTTTTGTACTGGACCGTATTGACAGGGAACTTTGTAAGCTTCGAGTGCTTCCTTTTCTTTCCTATCAGACTGCTTTCGCTTTACGATAATGTTGTTAAAGCAGGTGCCAAACGCAATTATACTCTTACGAAATATTTGATGGTAAAAGTATTGTCCTAACATAATGAATCATTGTTACAGGGTTATTTATTCTACTAGACAAATCCAAAGGGATTCTCGTCTCCGATATCCAGTATCTTGATGGAGTCAAACTCCTTCTGGATGACAGTCTCATCGTCGAATGCCTTGCGTCGTGTTCCTGCTTTATGTGCTATCCAGTAGGCACCAGACTTCTGTCCGATGATGATAACAGTATCAAACTTATTAAGCGTGACATCTTTCCATCTGTCATCCACTGGGTTGTATAGGTCTTGCTCTTGTGTTGGATCCAAGTCGGATAGCTCACCGACTACCAGCTTCTCAGCTGGTCTGTCCCAATCCATAACCTTACCCTTGACGTCATACACGACGTTCAGGAAGCCGGGGTCCTTGTAAAGTCTGAACACATCATTGTTGTCAAACATTATAAGAGCGCCCTGAAGTTCATCCTTTTCGTCAAGAATCTTTTCAGAGAACAGGTTGTGCTCCTTAGGATCTGTCGCCAAGTCTAATTCATCTTCGTCGGCGATAACAGGTCCAGTGGCTCTCCGTGCGTTAGTTGCAATATCAACTCCCTGCTCTGCACCCATAATAACCTCGGCATCATTAATGATATCCTCTGCCATCACGAAACTGTAGTCCTCGTTGAGGATGTGCCTTCCGCGTTCGTCTAGTAAATCGTGTGGGTTTGTGCCAGTAATATCATAGATGATGACCGGTTCGTATTTCTCAAATGTGCCTGTAGAGTTACTGGAGTGCAACTCAAACTCGATGCGGTAGTAGTCATCTTCAGTGTGAGGATCGTCAACCCTATCGTATCCAGTGGAGAATGTCTCACCAGAGTACTCAAACTTCTCACATTGCATCTCAAAGACATATCCGCGTCCCAACTGGAAGAATGGTTGATCGAACTGACAATACTTAATCTCAAAGATACTATTATCAAACGGGAAGAACAGCAAGTCACCCTCCTTTGGCCTGCTGTCTATCTCACCAATAAGATGATCGAGAGGAGTGCCCGGTGGGTTGCCGTTAATGCTGTTGTAATATGACTGCAGGTACGGAGCATAATAAGTTGTAAACTCGGAGCGTGAGCACACGAAGGTTACCTCGTCTGAGCTGCGGACGCCAAACTTGCTCAGCATCTCCATCCCGTTGTCGAATCCGTCCACAGTCTTGAGATACATTGGGATGGGCATTGCCATCTCAAACGCAACCTTGGTGCTCTCGTGCAGCAACAGGTCCAAGTTCATATGTCGGCGTGGCATATACAGGATGTCCACACCGTAGATTTTTATTTGCTCACGAACTAAGTCGTCAATCAGCCCTTGCTCTGCTGTCTGCCCTGGATATACAGAGTTAAAATATGGATTCGTGTAGGGCATCGACCTTTTTAGTTATTTATTTCTTTGCATAGGATTCACTTGGGCACCCCATCCCAGAACCCATTATTAATGAGCCATTCACCTGTCTTGGGGGTAGGTGGATAGATGTCCCACATAGCGTCCTCTGCCCGACACGCCCTCAGGGCATTCGTAGTCATATAGGGGGTACTACCTGCCCAGATGGCTTCTTGCTCCCAAGGGATGGCGCTAGGAGTGCCCGCATAAGCAATCTCTGCCCGCAGGATGTGGCGGCGGGGTACCAAATCTGGCATATGAATAATGGCGATGCTACTGTTGTCAATCGTACCGGCCATACAATCCTGGGCAGCGTGCCAACCTTCGTGGCGCATCACATCCAGAACCGCCATTGGGTCTCCCATGTATGCGTAGTTAAGAAAGAGGTTATTACCCACTGTGTGGTACACACCTCTGTGTCCAGGAGGGAAGTACTTTTCGTCTGCGACGAATACACCAATGCCGATGCGGCTCATCTCGGATAGCAGGT